ACAATAGCTCTTGAGTTTGCTGGCACTGTATAAAGAGTGTTAACTCCAGAAGAAGTTAAACTTAATTTAGAATTTTTATATATATTTGCCATTTAATTTACAAACCAAGTAAATCTTTCTTGGTCTTCTTTTAATTGTGTCAGGTATGTAGCATTTAATTGTTCTACAATCAAACTGATAGATCTGTTAATTTGTCTTTGATTATCTTCACTATATTCTTTTCTAGGTTCTGGTAGTCTTACTACAATTTTTGTCATTATCCTCTCCTTCCGTCTGGTTGAATATCTACTTGAAATGTACCAAATCTCCAAGATTCACCAGCTGCTGTATTAGCTAGTTTTAAATTTGCATATCTGCCTCTAGCACGTGTGTCAACTTTAGTTGTTGTTGAGGTTATCGTAAAAGGACTTAATGCAGTTTTTTCATCATCATCTGCAGGAAAATCTTTTACAGATATAGTTACTTCATTATTACCTGTTAATACTTTAAAGTTTGGTAAAAATCTACGCATAGCTAAAAAGACTTCGCTTTGTTGTGGTTGTAATGAAAAACTAAATGATTGAATAAAAGATGCTAAAGCTGTTGTACTACCATCAGGATTAATTTGATCTGTGCCTGTTTCTTGTGCGAAGTAAGTTGTGCTTCCTAAACCTGATTGACCTACAACAGTAGGAAAAGTTCCTGTGCCTGTACTATCATAAGCAGTAGCATAAGGTTGAGGATAAATAAGTGTATCCATCCAAGTTGTTCTATTAAAGTTTACATTTGTATTGGTAACCCATGTTCCTAATGGTGGTTGTTTTGCTTCACCATAATTATAAGAAACAGATCTATTATTAAACTCAGAACCTTCTGTCGGATACCACCAAATAACTTCTGTAAACAAATTATTTAATCCTGCATTTACTTGTTGACCTTTAGTTGTATCTACATCATCAAATACATAATCTTCTACACTACAAGGTAATGAGTTTACTGTACCATCAAATGCAAAGAAACCATTGTTAGACATCCAATATGCAACACCATCAATTTCAACAGCTGCATTTTTACCAATCAATCCACAGTTTGTACCAACCTGTTCAAAACCAAATGTAAAAGGTGCACCTACAAATTTCATTGTATACAATGCGTTGTCAGTCCATATTAAAATGTTTTCTTTAGCAATTAATGCTCCAACAATTTTAGTTCCATCTTGTAATCTTTGTGTACCTGCTGAGTTAGTAGCAAGTGGAGTAAATTGATTTAATTGTTCTCCTGTAGAGAATGCAATAAACATATCGTCTTGTGTTGTAGGATCTCCAATAGTTGTTTCAGTTCCTAAATGAATTAAGTGTCTTGTTGTTGGTGATACTAATGTTAATCTTGATGAAGTAGGATTACCTACTGCTTCATTAGGTTGTCCACCTAAAGTATTAGAAGCGGTTAGTGTTCCTAAAGCAGTCCAATATGTTGAATTTTCTACTGAACTTGATCCTGCAGACAAAGTAGTTCTCGATGCTCTTACACTTAATCTAGAAGATGCCGATGCATCCCAAGTATAAGTTTTACCATTTGCAATAGTTGCAACTAATAAATCTCCCCAGTTTGTTAAAGACCAAAGACCTGGTTCTAATTGTACTGTAGAAGCATTTACTGCTGAACCCCAACCATTAAAGTTAGTAGCATTAGTAACTGTTTCACCATCACTGTGAGCTTGACCATTAGAAGTTCCAGTTGTAGCTGTTCCCAATGCGCCTCTAGTTATACCTGTTAATTCAACACCTGCAATTCCAGTGTATGTTATTAATTCATTCTCTATCGCTATTGTACCCGCTGTTGGAAAACCTGTTGTAGATGTTAATCTAATTTGAGTAGCGGAACCATTATTACCTTGAGTGTCTGCGGCCAACGCTCCATCTAAAGTATTAGTTAAAACTCCTGTAACTGTTCCACCCCATAATCCAGCACCATATCCATAACCATACGATTGTGCACTAGGTCCAATACTTGCAAAAGGTTTAACTGTACAAGAACTTCCAGAAGTTAAATCTGAACCTCCTCCAGCTGTCTCAGCACTTGGAGAGGTAATAGTAAATGTAGTTGACGAAGGCACTGTTATAACTTGACAAATTTTATCTTCAAAGTTTGATGCTGAAATACTAGAACCTGTCGGCATAGTTACTGCATCTAATTCCACCATATCGCCTTCTATTAATCCATGTGCGGTGCTTGTAGTGATTGTAATTGCTGTACCTCTAGTAGTGCTTGTAGTAAGTGTAGAACTAGTAAAAGTAGTTAGGACTCCTGCATTGTTATCTACAAAAGGAGTAATGTCATAAAGCTGACCTTCAAAATATATAAGTAAAAATTTATCTGTACCAATAGCCACATATCTATTTCCTTCTTTATCTACAAAAGAGTGTTGTGCTCTTGCTACACCTTGCATTGTATCTGTTAATAAAGAAGACCACCCACCTATTTTTTCTGGAAGTCCATATCTAAATCTAGCAAGATCTGAATCTACCCAACGACCTGCAGCTCCAACACTAGTATCCTGTTTGTCTATTCCGGGAGCAAACTTTATTTCAGTGAGCATCTAGTTGCTCCTATGTATTCGTTGATTGTTTTTGCCAGCCTTTAGTGCTGTTTGTATAAACTAAAGTTACTGCTTGGTTATTAGTATCTAAAGTAAGATTAGAAGCCGCACCTTCAATAGGAGAACCATTTCTATCTACTGTACAATTGTTAGAAGCAAAACCTCCACTTAATGATGCATCCATAATAGTCACGATATCACCTGCGCTTGGCGAAGCTGGTAAAGTGACTTGAATTGTACCTCCACCACCATTAGATGTTTCACCAAATACTACATCACCATTGACGGCAGTGTAAGGCGTATTTGTTCCTGTTTGAACTTGTACAGTTCCTTTGTTTAAAATTCCTGCAAGTTTCATAGAATTTGCAGTAGTTCCATCTGTATAAAATAAACACGTAGATCCTACAGGTACAGGAACAATTCCTGTCCCCGATCCACCTACATTTTGTACACCAATAGTATAGTTACTACTAGATCTTGTTGTACTATCTTTTACTATAAATATTCTTTCAGCACCTGTTGGCATAGTAATAACTCTATTGCCTGCTAAAGTACCAGTAACTTCTATCATTAAATTTTTACCAGTTGCAGTACTAGCACCTAACGCGGACCCATTATCTAAGTTTAATGTTAAATCCCCAGAAGCAATACTTACTGTATAATAACCACTAGCTGATAATTCTAAAATTTGTAAATTGTTGTTTGTTATTGTTCCCCATAGACCAGCTTTTTCCCCGGTTGCTATAAGTTCTAATTGTAAATCTGATGAATAAGTTGATGCCATAATTTAATAAGGTTCTATTGGTACCCAAACGTTGTTTGCACCTGGAATAATTGGGTTCCAAGTAATTACCCCTGCGTCATTACATGTAATAGTTAATTGACTAGCTGTTACATCTATATTTGCACTACCTGTTATTGTAACACTGCTTGCTTTTAAAGTCAAAGGCATTCCACTAATGCTAATATTTCCTGCTCCACTAGGTGTAACTAGAGCAGAATTTAAAGTTAAAGGAGAGGCCGTAATATTAACATTAGCATCTGCGGTAAGTGTAACTGATCCAACCCCTAAAGTTAAAGGATCTCCAGATACAATTACATTAGCTGCTTCACCAGTAGCTGTAGAAGCTCCTACTGATAAAGTTAATGCATTAGCACTAACATTGATATTAACATTGCCAACTAATGTTGTAGTGGCAAATGGTAATGCTGCTATTGCGTCAAATCCTAAACTCATAAAAATTCCTTAAAAGGGGACAGTAGGTATGTGGTGGTGTACTGTCCCCATCTAAAGATTATATCATCGTTTAAACCAAGAAGGAAGACCTAAATGTGGACGCTTGTCAAACATATTATCCTTCGCTCCTAGGGTTTTACGATTGTTATAATGCAGAAAAACTTGTACGCATTCTTTACCTTTAAATTTTTCTCTCCAATGTTCTAGCTCACAGCCGGAATAAACTAACATATCTCCCGGTTTTAAATCTACTTTAATACCTTTTGTATTATCTGATACATAACCTTTACCTGGTTTTTCGCCTCCTTTTGTAGAATCAGGTTCTAAATATATTGGCCAATCATCACCAGCAAGATTCATAGTTGTAGATATCTCACAACTAAATCTATCTTTATGTCTTTTAAGAACATCTCCTTTTTTATAGATTCTAGCATATGTGTAAGCCGGATATAATTTAAGACCTGTTACTTTTTCCATTTCTGGTTGGCATTTTAACATTAATGTTTCCATAGCTATATTAGAATACTGACTATAAGTTTCTGGTATTTGTTCATCTTTAGCTTCATAGTGACCTATAATATTTTCAAAAGGTGATATATATCTTGTTGCTCTACAAGTATCATAAACTTGTTTTTGCATACAAAAATAATTTGCAATAAATAAAGCTAAATCTTTTGAGATTGCTTGACGAATAACTGTATACTTTTTCTTCTTAAACATCTTTAGCCATCTCTTTTGGTAATGCTTGAATATTCCAATGTATAAATCTAAAAGGTTCAATACCAAAATCTACTGAAAATTCGTGTTCTAAATATCCAGGAAATATAACCAACATTCCTGGTTTTGGATTAAGATGAAATTGTTCGTGACCAGGCCATACTCCTTTTAAATCTGGTTTCATTTTTAATTTAGTGCATCTTGCTCCAGTCTTTGGTTCGTGAAATACTGGCATAGATGTTTTGTCACTACACTTTAAAAAGTAAAAACCTGATACATGTTGATTCCAATGTATATGTGCAGAGTGATGACCGCCACCTTTTTTAGCAAACTCTTGTACCCACATCTCACTAAAAAAAGTTGTGTATTGTGACATATCATAACCTTGATGATCCAAATACTCCCAAGATTTTTGACCAATGTAATTTCTAAAATCTAAAAAATCATTGTCAGCTGTAAGTGGTGTTGAGTGATAGGATCTTCCAAAGTCGCCCTTTTCTTTTATATATTTTCTAGCTTCCGGAAAATTTCTAGCAGCTTTAATATATTTGTTAGTTGCTTTGTTTAATGATTTAACAAACTCTGGTTTTTCTTCACTCCAAATTATAGTTGGAAAATAATTATTTATATACATTTTTTAAGACTGAAAACAAACTTGGTTTTTCTTTAACAAGTTGTTTACATAACTCCTTTCTTTCATTTAAATTATTAATACATTCTTCAAATTCTTTTTTAAGGGATTCTTCTTTAAATTTACCATTTTTAATTAAAGAAACTTTATCTGTAGGACTCCAATGCATACCAGCTGCAATGCAATGTAGTCCTCCTATACTCCCCAAGTTAAAATCATATGTTCTTTGCCATACAGCCCTGTTTATACCGCTTACACCAACTGGTTCTAAATTTATTAAACTTTTTTCCCAAGATTTATTAAAACAATTTTTCCAATATAAAGTGTCATTTCGATGAGACAATGCATAGTGCAGTGCTACAAATTCAGAAAATCCTCTAAATAAATGTTTACATTGAAAAGTAAAATTATCTCTATCCCATTGAGATATTTTATCTCTTTGTAAGTTTTGAACTAATTTTAATAAAAATTCATGAACTGTAAACAAACCATTACTTTCTAGTGGTTCTATAAATCCAGCAGACAATCCAATAGCAACTACATTTTTTACCCAAAGTCTATTATGAATGCCTACTCTCATTTTTATATTTTTAAATTCTAAATCTTCTTGACCTAGATGTTTTTTAAATTCTTTTAATGCTGTTTCATCATCTACAAATTTACTTGAGTATACATACCCTGTGCCGATTCTTGACCACAAAGGTATATTCCAAACCCAACCATTTTCAATGGCTGTGCAATTAGTATAGGGAACTAATTCTTTTTCTTTATCTTTATATTTAATTCTTGTAGCCCAAGCAGAATCATTTGGTAACATATCAGAGTATGATTCAAAAGGTTCTTTTAAAGTTTTATCTAATAGTAAAGATTTAAACCCGGTGCAGTCAATATATAAATCTGCAGTATATTTATTGTTTAAAGATTTAATTCCATTTTCATCTTGTTCTATAGAAACAACATCTTCAATTATATGTTTTACTTTTTTACAATAGTTATTTTTTAACCATAGACCAAACTTAGTAGCATCAAAATGGTACGCTCGTGTTACTTCTTTTATGTCAAATTTATTTTGATTAACATAAGCCATTTGTAAGGGATAAGTGCAATCAGCATAGTCTGAATAAAGAGTTTTTGGAAACAACATTTTTTTAAACCACCAATCATTTGTTCCTGCTTTTGTTCCTCCTGTAGCTGGTTCTCCAAAAGGGTAATGAAAAGCTTCTCCCTTTTTATAAAAATCTGTAAATTTTATACTTAATTTATAACTACCCTCTACGTGTTTTATAAAATCTTTATCTTTTATTTTAAGTAATCGCATCCAATCTGTAATCTGTCCAAGAGTACTTTCACCTACTCCCACTGTAGATATGTTTTTAGACTCTATTAATGATATTTTATAGTTTGGAAACTGTGATTCTAAAGTAGCTGCAGTCATCCACCCTGCACTCCCACCGCCTACAATTAATATTTTCATTTAAAAGGATATCCCAAATGCCATACCACAAGACTATATCTTGTGCCTGATATTACTGGTTTAACTCTGTGCCACACAAATGAAGGAAATACAATTATAGAACCTTTTGGTAATATCTCTTTACATTGTATTCTGTGTTTTGATTCGTCTCGCATATGTGGGTCATAGTTTCTAAAATCAAATTCTAATTCACCACCTTTGTATTCTGAACCATCTGTTAACTGACAAGTCATAGATAGTTTTCTAATCTTACCATTGTCGGGTCCTTCTTTTTGATAAGGTTTATCCCAACTATCACAATGCCAATCATAATATTGATTTAATTTATATTTTGTAAATTGACAAGACTCACTTCTGTCCCACTCAAAATTCCAACCTGCCATTTCATTTGCTCTATGCACATAAGGATGTAATTCTTTATATATCCAAGTATCATTAAGCCATACTAAATCAGAATTTCTTTTTCTTTTTAAATCTAATACTTCTTGTTTGTTTAATTTTTCTTTATTGTCATAACCACCAGTTAAAGCCATAACTTCTTTTTGTGATTTAGCATACTCTATAACATCATCACAAAATCTAGGTGTCAATACACCACTAAAATACCAATAGTAATTAGATATATTCATAAGTTATTGTTTGCACAAAATTTAAACTATCCTTTTGATTGTTAGTTAAATAATACATATTAGTTGATGGAAACATTATAAACTTATTATTTGTAAGTGGCATATCCCAAGATCTACCTTTACGTCTATTGTCTTCGTAATGTATTCTAACCATACAATCTTTGACTTTTACACCATATAATAATGTAAAGTCTGGAGAGTTACGTAAATCTACTGGGTCTATATTTAATAAAGGAATTGTAGTCTCGCTAGGTTTATACATGTTACCCCACGTTTCTTTGTTAATTAAAGTAAAATTATACTTTAAATTTATATGATCTCTCACATAAGTGTTTAACATATCCCAAGTTCTTGAAAATGGAAAATCTTTGTTTTGAATTACTGATTGTAAAATGTCGCCTGATAATTTATCTCGGTCAATGTCCCAATCTTTAGGCATTGCCACATCACCGTAATATAGAGCTTGCTCTGTTAATACTTTCTTCTGCATACCACCACCATTTTTAATTTATGCTTTTGAGTCTGTCAAGTCCCAAGATTGGCCGGCTTCATTCCAAGCATAATGCCATCTATGAGTACCAGCTTCATTTTGTGAAGTTTGTTCAGCTGTCAATGCAGGAGCATCACCAATTGGTGATTTCCAATTTGCAGTTGTAGTATCTTTTACCCAAGATGCATAAGGTTTTTTAGGCCAAAAGATATTATTATCTTCATCCCAAGTAAAACCTATACCAGCATAATTACCTCTAAGTGCTTTTGAGTCATCACCAGATGAATGTTTGTTACTTGATGTATTATAAGATGTTTGCACCCACATTTGTGCAGGCCAATTATTATGTTGTTCTAAATAGTATTGACCTACTGATTCATCTTCAACACCGTCGGCGTTGTGCATATCTTTGTTATCAAGTGTTAACACTTGAATAACTTTACTGTTAGCTCCTAGTTTTGCAAAATGTGCCATAATGTTTCTCCTTATATCTTATTTTTAATTATCATTCAACTACTGAAATTTGTATCTTATTATCACTACACCAGAACCGCCAGCACCACCACAACCATTTAATCCTGAACCACCACCATTTCCTGTATTAGCACTTCCAGCACATCCAGGTCCAGATCCTGGAGCACCAAGAGGGTAGGGAGTTTTACCACCTGTACTATATGCAACCGGTGAAGCTGTTATACTAGTTGTAGCACCAGCACCACCTGGATTTGGAGCACTTCCAGGAGATTGAGTTCCTGCCACAGTTGCTCCACCACCTGATCCACCAAGACCAGAAGTTTGTGCACCTGTGCCACCTGGATTACCTTGAGGTGGACTAACTGGAGGAGTATTACCAGCGCCACCGCCCTCTGGCGATGAATTTGAACTTCCTGAACCTCCACCTGATCCTCCAGTACCTCCTGCTCTGCCTGATCCCCCACACGATCCTGTGCCTCCAGTACCTCCACCTGCTGAAGTTATAGTAGAAAAAGTTGATGCAGAACCAGCTACTCCTGGACCACCAGTTGGACCTGCACCTCCACCACCACCTGCTCCAACTGTTATTGGAAAACCTGTTGCTGTAACTGATATTGCTCCAGCGCCTTCAAGAGGACTAGCTGTGTAAGGAGTTGTTGGAGATTTGTCTTCTCTAAATCCGCCAGCTCCTCCGCCACCGCCTGGATGTCCAGATCCAACAGCTGATTCACCACCACCAGCACCACCTGCTGCTACTGCATACGAAACTTGATTATTAGCGGGAGTAGTAGATATTGCAGATACACAAAAAGTTCCTGGACCTGTAAATGTATGAATTTTACAATCACCGCTTGTTGTTATTGTTCCACCTGTAGCTGTTATAAAAGTTGCTCCAGTTATATTAGATGTTGAATCTATGACATTTTTCCAACCTTCAGTATCATCTACATATACAAAATATGCTGATTGTCCTTCTGTGCTTAATTTAACCGATGCTGCTACACCTCCAATTTTTTGAGAACCGTTTGGTGTAATAGTTAAATTACCTGTTTGAAAAGTATTTGTGTAATCTGCAACTGCAAAAGAATTTCCTGCAGTTCCTGCAGGAAGAGTTACTGTAAAACCTCCACTAGAAGTATCACAAAAATATCCTTCACCTGCTGTTACTGTAAAACCTGTTGTTTTTTTTGTCGTTACCCAAGATACTTCACCTGTAGAACCAAAACCTGATGCAGTACCAGAGTTTGTTATTGATACACCAGCAGGAATTGTAAATGTATCTCCACTATCTCCTAATGTGGTTGTACCACACGCTGTTCTTGGACTAATTTTATTTACTTTTACTTCACTCATAATTTTTCCTTATTGGTATTTATACCTTATTACTACTATACCTGATCCACCATTTCCACCTAACTGATCTGTACCACTACATCCACCACCTGCTCCACCACCGCCACCAGTATTAACTGTGCCTGCTGTTCCTGTAGATGCTGGAGGTCC